CGTCGCTTCGCTCCGCTTCAAGGGTAGTTCAGTTGTTTATGTATCGAATCTGGTTTGTTTGGGTTGAGTGTATATGTCCACCCTTCGAAAGATTTTTATTACATATAACTTTAAAAATTAAAAATGAAAGCAATCGACCGACAAGAATTCAAGATCCGTTGGGATCAATGGCAATTAGATGTACTTGCTCATGAAGGCAATATCACTTTACGTACTGGCCGACAAGTTGGCAAGTCTGAGGTCGTTAGTAAGAAGGCTGTTGACTTCTCTTTGAAGCATCCGGGCACTACTACTATGATTATCGCAGCTTCCCAGAGACAAAGTTCTCTACTATTCGAGAAAGTGAGAGGTAGATTAGATTTGATGGATAACATCTATGCCGACAAACCTACTCTGACTAAGATTGATTTGACTAATGGTTCTAGAATCTATTCTTTACCTGTTGGCCGTACTGGTCATTTCATCCGTGGCTTCACTATTGATTTATTGATTGCAGATGAAGCTGCTTATATTCCTGAAACAGTCTGGAATGCTATTGTTCCTATGATTGCTGTTAGCAGAAAGGTTAGAGGTATGGGTTACCTTGTCTTGCTGTCCACTCCCTTCGGCAAAGGCGGCTATTTCTATAACTCGTTCACTGATCCTGATTTTAAGAGTTTTCATGTAAGCAGTGAGGACTGTTCTAGGATACCTAAAAAATTTCTCCAGAAAGAGAAACAGAGAAAGACTAAGGCCGCTTATAGGCAAGAGTATCAAGGCGAGTTCACTGATGAATGGAATCAGTTTTTTACTACTGAATTAATTAAGAAATCCATGACATTCATTGAATGGTCTAAAGAAAAAGATTACAATACAGCGGCGAGGTACTATCTCGGCGTTGATATAGCTAGGTATGGAGGAGATGAGAATGCATTCGTTATATGTGAATTATTGGAAACAAAGCTTAAAATTGTTCGCGTTTTTACCACATCAAGAATTTCTACTACTGACACTATCGGTAGAATTTGCGCTATTGACGCACTTTTCAAATTCAGTAAAATATTCATCGACGACGGTGGAGTGGGAGGGTCTGTCACTGACATTTTAATTGAGAAACTTGGACGGAAAGTCATGGGTCTCAATAATGCGAGCAAAAGAATACAAGTTCAGGGCGAAGATAAGAAACGTGGTATCTTTAAAGAGGATTTGTATTCTAATGCTTTAATGTTAATGGAAACTGGCAAATTGGAACTAATTAGCGACCTAGGACTATTAAGGAGCCTTAAAAGCATCACGTTTGAGTATGGAGCTGATAATAGGAACTCTCGAAGCATTAAAATCTTCGGCGACTATTCCCATTTAACAGAGGCTATGGTTAGAGCTTGTTGGTGTTTGAAAGAACGAGGACTAAAACTATACATCTTTTAGTTGCTAAACTACTCATTTAACAACCTTAAGTTCACAACATTTAAATAATATAGTGTTTTTAATAAGAAATATCCCGGAGTTAACTGGAAACAATAAGAGGCGCGCTATTATCTGACTTGTTGAAGGCGATACAAATGTGGGTTCAATCCCCCACTCTGGGTTTATAATCAAACAGGTAAAAACAAAATGGCTGATACTGGAATATTTGCAACAACCGTTGAGGTTCAACGAAAAACTGGCGATGGTGCTAGTGCAACAAGTAACGTTGAAGCATACATTAACGATTTCATGGCTCAAGCAGAATCTACTATAAATTCTATGGTTAGGTACAACTTTTCAGATAATTATGCTGTTTTAAGTGCTGATACTAAACAAATTCTAAAAGAAATTGCATCCAATTTGGCTGCGATCTATGTCATTACTTACGATTTTTCTGGTTATTCTTCCAGAACAGCTGCAGAAGATGTAATAAATGTTTTGCGAGACGCTGCATTAAGAGGCTTAAGTATACTAAGAGACAAAAAAGTACAAGATTTCATAAATAAATCATAATGGCATTTGAACATGATTATAAAAACTATCCGGAACTTACAAATACTCAGTTGGAACAATTACAATTCAGCAGTCCACACAAGCAGATCACAGAAGATTTCACTGCAACCGTCATTAAAGTGCATGATGGCGACACAATCACACTTAGAACAGATTTCCGAGACTTCGATTTCCCTTTAAGATTACTGGACATTGACGCTCCAGAACTTAGTGAAGGAGGAGAAGAAACTCGGAACTGGTTAAAGGCAAGACTTTTAGGAGAAGAAATTCAAGTGATAATAAATCCACAAAACCGGGTTGGGAAGTATGGCAGATTACTTGGCAAGGTTGTAAATCGAGGTATGGACTTAGGCCAAGAAATGCTTAATTTAGGACTTGTTAAAATCTTTGGAACAAAAAAGGAGGGCGAACCTGAACCACTCAGTAAAATTTTCGCATTAAGACAATGGGTGTAAACTTCGGACTTTTCCAACCTACAGGTTTAGAGAATGATACTGGTTTATTGAGAGATCGTTGGGGACAAGATGGAAGCGAACATAAACAATTTTATTATGATGGTGGTGCTGGTTCTAGTACAGTTTACACAGTAACAACTGGCAAAGTTCTTTATATAAATACCATCTTTATTGGCGGTGCTGATGATTCCGGTGCTGGAATAAATTTAAAAGATGGTGGAGCAGGTGGAGACGTAATCATTCAAGCATTTCGACCAAGAATATTAAGCGAATATGTGCAGATAGATTTACCAACCCCAATAAAATTTGAAACTGATGTGTATAGTGGAACTTCACAGGCAGGCGATGCAGACGTAACTTTAATAGGTTGGGAGGAAGAAGCTTGAAAATCTTATCTCATAAAATCCGAGGCGATATGATTGTCATTACTACAGATAATTTGGGAAGACCTGAATTCGTTTATCCTAGAAAAAGGTTTTCAACTAAGGATGCTCTTGTTTCAGAAATTAACAAAAGCATCAAAAACGAAAACAAGAAAAAAATAACAATACAAAATACAAAAGATAATTTGGAGATGGAATTAAATGCCTGAAACTAATATTGGTGCTGCTGTAAATTCAGACTTAACTAATGCTATGACTGATTATTCAGTTGATCCGCAATCTACCGATGCTGCTCAAGATGTTAAGGAAACGACTTGGCAGATGACTAATTGGACTAAATATTTAGGATATTATAAACAAATTCCTGAGTATAAAACTGCTGTTGATACAAAAGCTCGTTGGACAATTGGAGCAGGTTTCACTGCTGATGAACCTACTACTATGCTTTTAGGTAATATTAAAGGTAATGGAACAGATTCATTCAATTCAATTCTAGAAAATAATATTAAAGTTTATTCAATAGCTGGCGATGCTTTTTGTGAAGTGATGCGAGACGACGGTGTTTTAGTAAATATTAAACCTCTCGATCCTTCAAAAGTGGTTGTAATTGCTAATCGTGCAGGACAAATTATCAGGTATGAACAAACAAATAAAAATAAGAAACCTAATAAGAAATTTAAACCTGAAGAAATATTTCATTTATCAAGAGACAGAATAGCTGACGAGATTCATGGAACAGGTGCTACTGAAAGCGTTGAGTGGATCATTCTTGCACGTAATGAAGCGATGAATGATTGGAAAACTGTGTTGCATAGAAACGTTTCTCCTCTACAGATTCATTATCTTGACACAGACGATTCTTCAAGGATTGCTGCTTATAAATCTAAAGCTGACGCTGCAAGAGGAAACGGTGAGAATATGTATGTTCCTAAAGGAACTGTAGAAATCGAAGTTGTCCAGAGTCAATTGAATCAGGCAACAAGTCCTTTACAATGGATCGACAAGTTGAACGATTACTTTTTCCAAGCTGTTAATGTTCCTCAGATCATTATTGGTAATGCAAAAGAGTTTACTGACGCTAGCGGTAAGATTGTCTATCTTGCTTATGAGCAGACAGTTAAAAGAGAACAACTTTATATTGAAGAACAAGTTCTGAAACAATTAAATCTTGGCATTGAATTAACTTTACCAGCAAGTCTACAAAATGACGCAGTCAGTGACAGCAATCAAGAAGTGGGGATTGAAACACAAGAACCTGCTGCTCAACCTAATGATACAACTTCTGAAATGGAGGGCAAACAATGATCGAACAAGAAGCAGTAAATATGATCTCAACATTAGGATTTCCAATTTTTGTATGTTTATGGTTTATGATAAGAACAGAGAAAGTAATAAAAAACAATACTGAGGCTCTTGGAGATTTCAAAATAGTTGTTGAAAGATGTGGTAAATAATGGCAAAGAAAAAATTCGTGAGTGATGCAGGAAAAAAGATTAATGCTAGAACTGGCAAAGTGTTAGGCACCAGTAATCAAGCAAAAAGAAAAGCTAGTTCCTCGTCTAAACCACGTAATTTATTTAGCGATCCTAATAATCCTGATCCGAGAGAAGCTACTCGTTTAACTCAACAAAAACCAGTTGCAGCAGGACAACAATTCACCCCGCAAGATGCAAACTTTTCAAGGCAAGACGGAACACAAACATTCGAATCAATTCATCAAGCTAGTGAAATGCAAAGAGAAAGTATTGAAAGAAATGCTGCTCTATCGGAACCGGGTGGCTGGAAGAAAATAAATGATATTACTAAATTGGCTTTATCTCCACTAAGTTCAGAACAAATTAATCTTAATCCTCAAACTCCATTTGGTCAAACCACAGAAGACATTTTAAATTCTCCTGTTGGAAGAAGCATTCTTGTTGCTGGTATTGCTCTTAGTGGTGGAGCTGCTTTATTAGCAGCCGAAGCTGCAATCTTAGCTACTACAACAACAACTGCAGTTGCAGAAGCTGCAACAGTTGGAACCATTGAAACAGTTGGAGCAACAACTATTGCTGAAAGTTTTGCTGTCAATAGTGTAATTCAAAAACAAACTGCAAGCTGGCTGACCAAATTAGCTGCTGCTGCAACAAATCCCAAAATGGTTGTTGGTGGTTTAATGGCAGTAATAGGAACTTATCCTTTTGCTGGTTTCATAAAAGAAGAAGCTCTCCAAACATTAGGTTTTGGAATAAATTCAGCTGTAAGAAATGGAGACTTTGATGGAGCCCAAATTGCTATTGATCAACAAAAAGAGGTTCTTGATCCCGGAATGTGGGATCAAATTAAGAACAGTATTCCTTTTGTAAATGTATTAACTCAACTAGATAATTTTTATCAAGCTGCTAGAACCAAACTCGCTATTGACGAGAAAGTTGTATCTGACTTACAAACTCAGACTGATGCAGGAGAAACTTCTGATGAATTTTATAAAAGAATTGCACAGGAAAGACTAGATGCTAAAGAAGCTGAAAGAATAGCAACTGCAGAATATTATAAGAATGTTGAAGCTCAGAGAAAAGCTGCAAAGAAAGCCGAAAGAGAAGCTGATGCAAAATATTGGGCTAAAATAGCAGCAGATAAAGAACAAAAAGAACTAGAAAAAAGACAACAGGAAGAAGACTATTGGTCTGCTTATTACAGATCATTGAATGAAAAGCGTGTAGATAATACGCCAAGCAAGTTGAACTTCGGGTTGTTATAGGAGGAGAAGAAAATGATGGATCATGGATTAAAAACATATACTGACGAAGAAATCTTCGCAGAAAGTAACAGACGTAGATTAGAGAACAACAACAAAACAGACAAACCTTTACCGACAGAAACCCCACATCACGACGACAATCAGCATGCTATCATTTGTTCAATGTGCGGAAAACCTGATAAGGTACCTTTTAAACCAAAAGAAGGCTGGACTGTTAAATGTAGAGAATGTTATAAAAGGGTAAACTTCACAAAATGAGTGAAGAAACCAACACCGAGGAAAAAGAAGTAGAAACCATCAAAAAAGTTAATGTTGGTGAGCAAGCTAGTAATGATTTGATTCATCAAGCAAATGCTGCTGCAAAACGTATGGAAGATGCCACTGACAAACTTGAAGAAACAATGAAGAAGACTGCTCAGGCTCATGTTGAAAGACTTCTTGGTGGAGAAACTACAGCTGGCGAACCTGAGAAAGTTGAATCAGCATCAGAATATTCAAAAAGAATAATGGAAGGGGGACAAGATGTCAAATAAAGAAGAAGTAATTCCTAAAGATTTAGGCTTAGTTATAGGGACAGAAGAACAAAGGGTTTGGATCGCAGTTGAGAAAAACGCTAAAAGTATGTTAAGGCAAGCCAAAGACTCAGTTTTAGTACAAACAGAGGTCATTGAGCTAGCTAAAGCCAAAATAAAGGAAGAAAAAGAAAA